TTTCTCATTTGGAACATCACCCGAAAGGAGTTCAACTGCGCGCTCCTTCGCAAGCTCTTTTGGTGGTCCGGTGTCACTTGAGGTCAGTACAACATCTAGGAGTTCCTTACACACTTCCCTAACGTGGGGTGTATTATCTCTACGAACAACTTGGAGTCCCTTGATATCAATGTAATCCATGTTCATATTACCATCCCTACCCTTCGTCCACAATTTAGCAGCGTAACGTTTCTTAGAGTACAGGAAATAAGGCCAGTATACCTTCTCAAGCTCTAGATTGTTAGGCTTTTTGAAAAGAGCTGAACACTCTTCAGCAGCTCTCTCACCAATCTCCCAACTGTATTTGACGGCTTCTTCACCTTTGCGATCACCCACATCAAATTCAACCATGACTGAATCCGTGTCACCATATCTCACCTTTGAACCCGGGAAGTTTTTCTCAACGTAATTCTTAGTCTCTTCAATCATTGCGCGACCTCTAAAGGTTGTAGTAGACGCAATAGGTACACATGGAAGAATACCCTTACCAGCGCCAGTAAATCCATAGACTGAGTTCATACTGATTTTATAGGCCAACTGTTTACCATTGTAGACCTCCTTCATATAACCCGTCGCAGCTGCCATATCCTTCTTAGCCTTTTTACGGAACTGCTTAAGCTCTAGAAGGATAGCCGGTAGGAGGCTAGGAACATCTTGTGCAAACTTGTAAGTCTTTGCACCAATCTTGAACGTTTCATATTCAATACCAGGTATGTTGCCATAGTCCTTCTCATTCATGACATACGAGGAGTAACAGAGGTTGTGAGCCATCATGATACTCGGGTACAGAGCCTCAAAATCTAGGGCAGTAATCGGAGTGTAATACGCACCCTTTTGGGCTTCCAGAACCGTTGCTCCCTCATATTGTTCCTCGGGTAACTGTCCCCAGCGAATTGTCGGTACCATAAATCCCATTTCACGAGCTTTTTTTGTAAGTTGGGAGAAGACCTTAATCTGCTGCCCCCGTTCTACTAGAAAGCAAAGTGGTACCCAAGTAGCTTTAGCCATCTCAAGGAGATTGAGTAGGATACACATCTTCTTCATGAGTTTGTGTGGTAACAATGTATCCTTGATACAGTACTCTGCAACTTCTCGTAGCTTCACGGGGTCACCTTCTAGATACCGAGCAAACATTTCCTTTGGAGCCATGTCAATCTTTTGATCTCCAAGGTAGAGCTTGGAAACTTCATTGAGTTTGTAACTGTCAAGTTTGTACCCCTTCTTCACCTCATGGAAGAGATCGAAAATGAAGCGACCACTCATTGGGAGCAGTTTCAGTACATTATCACCCAAAGCACTTGAACTCAACTTCTTGATGGAAATCTCACATGTCTGTGATTTCAATTTACCCATCTTGAAAAATTCAGGGTTACAACCAGTCATAAACGCCCTCGTGTAAATGTAGTTAAGATCAAACCCAAAAATATTCCAGCCAGTAATGATGTCTACATCTTTCTCATGTATATACTTCTGAAATGCTTCGAGCATCTCCCTTTCTGTATCAAAACTAATAATAGTAGAACCTTCTAGGTTTGTATCAGTTTTCTTATAGCAAAGGCACGTTTTATCGTAGGGTTCATCGTTACCAAACGTACACAAAGAAATAGCAATTTGGAAACACGCGTCACCTCTTACGTCTGGATCTGGGAATTTACCAGTAGAACTGTTACACTCAATGTCAACTGATGCCACAACAAATGGAGCAATATCATCACGTGCGACGGGCTTTAGGGTTTTCCAGTCATTGCAGAAAAGATCAATATCCACCTTGGCCAAGTGTGTACGAACACAACTATCACCAGAGTTTAGCCACCCAGTTGATTGAATACCTGTTCTATGCATCAAACGAAGTACAGGGTCAATATTAGACTCAAAAACTTTGAATCTTTCAGTACCATAGGAGAATTGAATAGGATTCTTCAACATATAATCAACACGACGCCGGCTCGCTAAATTTTTGAAATCCAATTTCATATAGGAAAATTCCTTATTATTTTGAAAACCCCAAACATCCTTAGACCTCATGATGGAATATGAAACCAGACAGTTGGGACTCTTTTTGTCCAGAACTCGGTAGATTTCTTGGACTTTTTGTTGCGTGACATGTTCAGGAAGCTTGACGAAGAAGTATGGTGTAAACGCAGTTGTTACACAAATGGATTTACCATTCTCAGTCTTACCAAAAATACTCACTAAATGCTCCTCATCCGTGTCGACTGTTTCCCATGTGAGTGCTTGAAATTCAACACCCATCCCGATATGTATACATTGAGCTAAAATTTTAATATCGTTTACTAATAAATGTCAGCTGCTTTAATTGACCTCGTGTCGGTGGGTGCCCAGGACGTCTACATCACTGGTCAGCCCGAGGTGTCGTTTTTTAGACAAAATTACAAGAGGTATACCAACTTCGCAATCAAGCCAGAGAGGCTCGACTATATCGGTACCTTCGGTAGCGGTAATGAGGTTACCATTCCCATCAAGACCAAGGGTGATCTCTTGAGTTATGTGTGGATTGAGGCTGAGAACATCGGTGGCGTTGGAAACGCCGATACCGGTTTCTTCGACAAGGATGATTCCACCACCACTGAGTTCCAGCTTTGGATTGGTGGCCAAAAGGTTTCCCAGATTGATTCCCTCTACATCCAGGGTGTTCATAACCTTCTGTACAAGGATACTCAAGCCAAGGCTTCTTGTGCTTTGACCCTTGATGAGTGTCCCCAAAATGCGTTAGGTTCGTCTACTTCAGCGAACCATTACGTTCTCCCATTCTTCTTCTCGGACGACTGGACTAAGTCTCTCCCATTAGTCGGATTACAATATCACGATGTGGAGATCAGGGTGAAGTGCAGGAATGGTACGTTTGCTCCCAGCAACGTCAAGGTATTTGGTACGTATGTGTACCTTGATACCCCCGAACGTGATTTCTTCGCCAACAATGAGCACGAGATTCTCTTCACCCAAACTCAACACCAACTCATGAGTGCCGCGGATACCGAGGTTGATCTTACCTACTTCAACCACCCAGTCAAGGCTGTCCACGTTGTTTCTTCGGAGGCTGACACCAACAAGTGGTCTACTAACTGGACTTTCGATACCGCCACTCTCTACATTAACGGTACACCTCTCTTTGAGAATATGTCCGCCGCCTTCCACCACAACGTTGTCCCAGAGATGCACTGCTCCGTCCTCCCCCAAGATGCTCTCAGCACTGTATCCACCTTCACTTGGCCTTTCTGCATCACTATGAACAAGTCCCAGCCAACTGGAACCCTAAATTTCAGCCGAATTGATACTGCCAAGTTATCCCTCGCGGGTACTGGCACCAGGAACGGTAACATGGTTCGCGCGTACGCCGTAAATTACAATATTTTACGTGTGAAGCAGGGTATGGGCGGTGTCGCTTTCGGAAACTAAAGTGCCTAAGTTAAAGTTTCAATAGTAAAATTTAAGTAAAATGGTAAAATCTTCCTCACGACCCCGTAAGGCTTCCAAGTTCACGATAGATCTTGGACCTGAAATTGATAAGGTTGTCAAGAAGAAACTCCAGACACGTGATGTAAAAATTAAAAAACAGAAAGTCATCATTTTGGGTCTCAAAAAGGAACGTGATGAACTCAGGACTCGTAACAGTGAGGTAAATGATTTGAAAATGAAGAAACAAAAAATGTACGTCTCCAATCTTCAAGTCATGGTAACTGACCTCACGAACAAGTTGAAAGAGGCGGAAAAGAAGTTGACAACCGTTACAAAATCCCAAACTCTGACAGATGACCAAAAAACAGCTCTGGAATTAGGTTCTAAGAAGATCAGTATCAATAACACTACCGTAGAAACAGCCCGAAAAAGTATACTGAAAGGTAAATCTATGTACAATATGAAAACTAGAACTCGACAATTCATCAAACAAGCCGGACTCTGGGAAGAGTTTCAGGAGTTGGAGAGGACGATCAAGAACGTACCCAGAGTTGCGAGAGTAAAAAGAATGTTCGGTGTTTGATACCTAGACCCAAGGAGCGAAATGTTTTTTCCGTGGTGGCTTCTTCTTACCCAAATTATAGAGTTTACGAAGTACGTATATATAGAAAACGCCTAGAGGAGCTAGTTTCATTTAATATAACGACGATTTTTTAATAATCTTTCTAAGCGTTCCTTCTCTCTTCTCATAAAAATTGAAAGTTCCACTAGATCTCCTTCTAATTTAACTTTACCCGCCTGTCTCACCCAAACGGTCTGTTCCACACGAACCATATCAACGCAAGACATCTTAGTATCTGGTGCATTACTATGATGTATGGCAAGTACAGTAGCATCTTTACGAGTCTCTTTTGGTAACGGATTACTTTCATTACATATGACTACATGAGCACCAGAGTATCCAGCTACATGCATCCACCAGTATTTCGGCGCACTTGTTATTGTGAGTCTATCATTTTCTCTCGCATTTTCACCCACCCGTATGATGGTGCCATCGAGTGATGTATATTCAAGCATAACTATTCTTATATTTTTTTCCTTATATTCTATTAATGCACGTCGTATTACAACCAAGTCCTACCATCACACATAAATATAGAGTAACGTTACCAAATAAACGCAGTATCGATTTTGGTGAGAAGGGTTTTCAGCATTATCCAGATCATGGTAATCCAAGACTTATGCGTGCACAACTTCTTAGGAAAGGTGCTATCGTTCCTAAGGAGCTGCGAATAGAGACGAATCCGTATGAGATACAGAAAGAAATGTTGAAAATCAGGGAAAGTTCTAAAGAGGATTGGGAAGATTTCTTCCGGGCCGAATATTGGGAGAGGTGGATATTATGGTCTTACCCGAATGTCAATAAAGCCAAATTATCTATGACTATGAGTCATGGTATACTTTTTATGCCTAGAGCTGAAGATTTATGGTTCTGTAAAGATGATCTTACTGACCCGTAGATCCAAAACCATCGTCACCCCTGAGTGTCTCTTCAAGTAGACCAATTTCCTTAATCATTGGTGTATCACACCTTTCCAAAATAAGTTGAGCGATACGATCACCCTTCTTGATTTCAAAGTCTTCCGTACCATGATTGAATAGGACGACCTTGACTTCACCGGTATAATCAGGATCAATAACACCGGCACCGACGTTGATACAGTGCTTCACAGCTAGACCAGAACGAGGAGCTACACGTCCATACAGACCATCTGGTATAGACAAAGCAATACCAGTCCCAACTAAAGCTCTCCCCGCCTGACACGGTACAGTCGCAGCTTCGGAGCTATATAAATCATATCCCACAGCACCATCAGAACCACGAGTAGGCAAATGAGCATCGTAACAGAGCTTCTTGACCCCGAGAGGCATCTATTCACTTATAAACTCAAATCCTTAAGCTTTCACATACTTCTTCTTTTCGTCGTCCGTGAGAGCCCTCCACAACTCACCCAACTTCGCACCAATCTCAGTGAAAGTTAGATCTGGGTAATCCTTTACCACAGTGGGTCGCATTTTCTTAACAAAATTCATGTAGGCATTAGGCTTACGTTTAGGCTTTTCTTTCTCCTTAGCACCACCACGGAGACGGAGAACAAGGTGAAGCGTAGACTCCTTTTGAATGTTATAATCGGCTAGGGTGCGTCCATCTTCCAACTGCTTACCTGCGAAGATAAGTCGCTGCTGATCGGGTGGAATTCCCTCCTTATCTTGAATCTTAGCCTTGATGTTATCAATTGTATCGGAAGACTCAACCTCTAAAGTGATTGTCTTTCCAGTGAGTGTTTTCACAAATATCTGCATACTACTTGTATATTAGATTTAAATCTTTAATCAATCTTCATGATTTTCTTGATCCAATGAAATATCCGTAAAGTCCTACATGTAACACACTTAGATATTTGATTTTCAAATTTATGAAATTCGTTCATCTTATCTTAAACGTGTCAATTACTTTTAATCCTTTTACGAGGTTCTCTTGAAAATGTCATGGCACATATACCGTAACTAAATACAGTTATAAACATCTGTGAACCCACCATATGAATTCTAACGAATAGACTTTCTTCACGAAAGAATTGAACGACAAACAATAAAACTAGAGTTTCGTAAAATACCCGTATAACCAAATTGGAGATACGATAGAGAAGATCAAAAAATACAGAATTTTTAAATAGACGGCGTAGAATCAAAATAGACGTGTCAATTTCAATAAGTCCACCTAGGGCTGTTAATTGAGTAGCTTCAGGGTTATAAAGTGGATACAATAACATAGACGCAGCAATCACGTGATGTAACATCACCAAACCAGATAGATGAGTTGCTTGCGGTAAACAGTATAACCAAACCGTGTCATAAAATAGATGGTAAAAAAGAGCAGTCGTCAGAAACATAGGATCAATGACATACCCAAAAAATACTTCAGCTATACACAAAATAGAAAATGGTATTAAAAAAAGAGCAGAAGCCACATCATGAATAAAAACTATAGATTTGTCGTTATTCATGCTATGAGATATACATGTATTCTTTTTAATATAGATGCACTCAAGGGGTTTCGAACCCCTGACCTCAAGCTTACTAAGCTTGCGCTCTACCCCTGAGCTATGAGTGCTGGCAGACTTGCCGGGAATCGAACCCGGAATACCAGATTAGAAGTCTGGAGTGATATCCGTTTCACTACAAGCCCATATTGCTGAGAGCGGGGTTCGAACCCGCGCGTGCATAGCACAGACGATCTTAAGTCGTCCTCCTTAGACCACTCGGACATCTCAGCAACTTACCTTTTCCCCAACCCCATTCTATTAACCCATCAAATCTTTAAGCATTTAGGTGGGGGTTCAAATGCTATATTTTTCTCAAGTTCTTTACGTTGTTTCATCTTCTTGATATCTGCACCTTGACAATCATGCTTTGTCAAATTGAGACAACTCGGACAAAAGCTACCACTACAATATTTACAGTCGATAGGTACACCACATTTCTTTTTACAGAGTTGACAAGGCATATCTTATTTATAATATAGATAAAGATTATAAGATATTTTCAATAAATGTCCCTCACTTACGCGATCAATAAACCAACCCCTACCAGTTATGGACGTCTTAAGAAAACCCTAAAAAATTCTACAGCTGGTTATGGTTCTGCTTTGAGTGCGTCGTACTTCATTACACATGGAGCTGAACAAGGTGTATCTGCGATGCTTGGGGCTGTAGCATCATATACATATGTTACTCTTCTATCTGATCGCGTAGATAAATTTGAAACGTCAACAATTCAGAAGGAGTTCATTGCACCATTGGGTGCGGCTGCTTTTGAAGTGTCGTGGAATAATGCTCCATTCGCGTTTGACTTTGATTATGGTGCTACATTTGTAGGGTTCCTAGCGTATAAGTTTGCGCTCACTTCAGTTCTGTACGAGACTATACGGGGTATGCTCATTGAAGATAGTGTCTCTACATACGATACAACTGAAAAACAGTACAACGATCTATCCGATTGGAACGATCAGTATGGGGAGGTGGATATCGTAGAAGATGTTGATATGAATATCAGCGAGGCATTCAACCAAAGTGAAATTGATGAAGATGGTGAGAATTATCCATTATGACTAACTAATTGGGAAGAATTTACCGAAGACGAGCCATTTCACGAGCCATACGAACAACACGACGGGGAGATTGTTGATTGAGATTGAGTTTGTTCACAAATAGAAACTTGTTATTAGCACTGAGACCCTTCATAGCCTTAATTCTTTTTCGCGCCTCGTCCTTTGTGAGAGACTTAGCCTTCTTGGAGGGCTTGGGCTTTTCATTAAGTTCCCGAAGTTTTTTGATGTTAGCATTCGTGGTTACCATACCCTTCATGAAATTGGTCACCGCCTTCTTTTTAAGAGCAGCCTTCATAGAGGGTGTAAGTACCTTTTTCTTGGCGGCAGCGCGCTTCTTGGCAGCCTCTGGATACAGTTTGGCGAGGGGAACATTATTCTGATTGGCGAGAATTTTCTTCACCTCCTCTCGCGAAACTCGTTCACCTTCCTTAATTTTCTTCTTTAAACGTCCACATAAATCGCTGACAGTCTTCTTATTAGGGGTGGGTATACCATAGTCCTTGGCAACCTGTACCACTTCACTCTTCTTATGAAGACGGCACTTCTTACGACCAAACTTAAGATCACCCACCTTGTCCACATTTAATACATACGAAACCATTATTTATTGTATACTGAGATTTTTTACCGAATATTTAATATAGTGCTCAATCATGAAATACATAATATTTGCTCTAGTGTTAATACTTGTTGTATGGTATTTCTTTTTTAGAAAAAAACACAAATTTTGGGATCATCAACCCGTATCACGTGGTGTAATGAAGTATGAGGGTATCATATCAGAAACAATACCATCACCACTCACTGTAAAATCTCCAAATGAAATTGTTACGGTTGATCCAATGGATGCATCGTTACAAAAAATGTTACCCGGATTTCTTAATAAACATTTTGTAAACGAGTATACATACGATAACAAATACGTTTCATGGATTTTAGATTTCCCAGGTTTAAACACTGATAATATGACCACCATTCAACAACACAATAATGTAATAGGAACTATTCTATCCAAACCACATACTATTAATCTCAATGGTAATTTAATTCATAGCCACTACGTTGATAAGTTGTCTGTTCATGAAAAGCATAGAAATAAAAACTACGCACCAGTCCTTATTTCCAACATGTTAAAAAACTCATGTGACGATAAGTACAAGACGTGTATTTTCAAAAAAGAAGATAATCCTTTACCATTTAACAATATATGTAAGACGAGTTATTGTGTATACGATATAACTAAACCTCTAAAGACTAATGAATCTTATTCGTTAATTCCCTCTACCGATAAAGACTTTGATTATATGAAACAACTGTACCAGAATGAATCTGTGAAGTATAAATGTTACCCAGTTTTTGACACCGAACAAATGAAATATGTCTTTACACCGAGACCAGGTGTATATGAATCACTGTTAATTAAAGTTGATGATGTCCCAAAAGGTGTTTTAACGTATTCAATTAATTCTATTCGGGGTACAAAAACGAAAAGGGCTGAAATAACATTACTCATAAGTGAAGATATTAACCTCACTGAAGTTGTCAAATTAATGGTAAATAGGTGTCATTCACGAGGTATAACAGAAGTGATGTGTGTAAATATTGCGAAAAATGATGGATTTATTCGTGATATGAAATTCAATAGTGAAATGCCAGTATACTTTCAAATGTATAATTATAACTTGTTAAATTCATTACAACCTAGTGATATTCTATATAATTTTATTTAGATGAGTTCTTGAGGTAGTCGTCAATCTTCTTAGCGATGGACTTTCCAACACCTGGGAGATTCATAGCATCTTTACCATTTGTAATCCTATAAGAAAGATTGTAGATGGTATCAGCAGCCTTGGTGTATGCGTTGCGCTTGAAGTTGTCTTCAGCCTTGTCAGCACACTCGTAGATCATTTCAGATAGTCCGGCGTTGTGGGAAACAAAGTAATCCTCGTCGTCAGTCTCGGAGACGAAAGACTCGTCATCATCCGAGTCAGAATCATACTTAGCGAGGTCGAGGGGGTCATTGGATGCAACGGATTCCTCATCAGAAACGTCGGACTCCGTGTAATCAGAATCTTGTTCATCGATGTAGATATCAATCTTGCCAGCGATACCCTTACCAATACCCTTGAGGTTGAGTAGGCTCTCACCACTCTCAACCTCGTAAGGGAGGTTTCCAATGATCTCAGCAGCTCTCTCGTAGGCGGCAGTCTTGTAGAAATCAGAGGTCATGTTTCCGAGTTCAATAAGATACTCAACAAGTCCTTGATTGTAGTTGTATGTCCTTGAAGTTGTGTCGTAAAGAGACGACTTTTCTTTCTTGCGGTAGCTGAGAAGCTCCTGAAGGGCTTGGACGCGCTCTTTCTCAGATTGCTGATAGAGCTTCTTGAGCTCCTCAATCTTGAAGCGAGATACCTCGTGAGAGTCAATGTCACCCAAGACGGCGCGGATCTTCTTGAAGTCTCGGATTTGCTTCTTGAGATCAATCTCGTTGAAGGTGAGGGTGCGAATGGTTTCGCCTTGTTCGTCACAGAGACTCTGGAGTTCGCGGTTCTCCTTCTCGAGCTTGAGGATGTAATCGGTAATGGAACGGGAGTTCATGGTAGTAGACATTGTAAGTTTTATAAAAACAATGTATTCTTGCTTCACTTAGGTGTTTAAAGGATAAATTCCAACAAAATGTATGTTGAGTTTATTACGACCAACATTTGTCGCCAAACCATGTGTAGTAAAAATACGCGCATCAAAACACAAGAAAAGTAAACCCGTGGTTAAAATTAAGAGACATCCACCCGGTCTCATTTTAATAAATCTTCTACTCGCCTTCTCAGTAATGATAATCTACAGTTTTCAAAAAGATGACGAAGATTAAAGATAACATCTTCTATTTAAAAAAATGGCAGCTCTCGCTAGACCTATTTACATCCAAAAAACACCTACAAAATTCCTCCAAACCAGAGTGAGGGCTAACAGACGCCTCGTCAAACCTGTACGCGTCCAAGCCGCTTTACCTTCTCCAGATCTCGTAAATTATGCACAACTCCAACTCGTCACATGGATTTTACCAATGACAATCGCGGGTCGTTTACTCAAGGTAAAGTGGCCAGAACTCGCAGTCGGTCTCACTGCTATGACTGTAGCCAAGCTGACTCTCGCAGCAAATGGTATCATCCACTATTAATGCCCTTCCATGAAAAATACTGGATCATCTAACGATGAATACGAATGACATGGTGTAGGTTCGGGTGTCTTATATCCCTTTTCTTCAATTATATTCGACCTGGTTTCTATATCAATTTGTCTCTTGATTGCACTCCTTTCTTCACCAAGTTCATGAACTCTTTTCGCATAGTTCATGAATGTGTTGTTTAAAGTGTTTTTACGTAATAGCATTCTAATCATATCTTGATATCCCCAGATGGCATAATTTATATCCTTCAACTTGTCCTTATGTGGACAAATAAACTCGTGTTCAACCAAAATATTATACTCTTTGATAATATTTTTTCGCTTTTCTTCGTCAGAAACTTCTTGTATTTTAATTTCAAGAATCGTAATCTTATCGATTAGATCTCCGTTTGAGATCTCAATCTTCATATGAATGCCACGTGTTAAAACTTTATATCCATTATAGATATATCAAATGTTTGCCTTAAAACCCATAATCATACGACCCAATGTCCGCACTCAAGCTAAGAAGAATGATTCTGTAGAACCAGCCGAAGCCCCGGCTCGAGTACACCCCCTAAAGAAGTTCATCATGGAAAAATTTAAGATTGAAGAGATTGACTACGAAAAGTTTAAGAAGGAAAATAAATGGGCCATTCGTCCAGGCAAAAAGAAGGGGGATAAAGAATAGAAGCGTCAAATAGAAAACATGTCTTTTGCACTCACCTTCGTTATCCCACCCACACGAAATGTTAAAACTCGTGTATTTACGGATCCTGCCCAATACGACACAGAAGTTAACGCAGCCCGTGGGTTTAATAAACCATTAACTACCCGTGCGCGTACACCGATGACACAGGTTATGGAAGATTTTTCTGATCTTAATGAAGCCTCTCAACTTATCAACCACGTGACCGAACGTGAAGTCATCGAGGCACAGAACTTCTGGGCGCAATCCATCGTAGATATTTCTAACTCTTTCCTCACTGGTGGTGATTACGTGAGTCTAGCAGGTGCGCGTGCGCGTGAGTTGTATGGATATGACCATTCTAATGTACTCTTCAAACCCACGAAAGCTACGGAGCAACAGTTTCGCCCAACTGCTAACGATGCTATGTCTTACTTTGTAGGCCACGATGCTGTGATCGGTGGTTTCAAAGAAGATCAGGGGTTCGCCATCAATGCCAAAAAGGGTTTCAGTAGGGTGATCTTCAACAATCACCAGATTGACTGTCACGGTGAAGTGGCACATGCCATGGGTACATACGAGTTCACATGTGCCACAACGGGTGAAATTTCAGAGGTTGAATATACATTTGGCTACAAGCGCAACGATGATGGCAATGTGCGCATCTGTCTACACCATTCATCCATCCCGTATGCATCGGGTAATAAGACGTCTCACGCGAAACCCATGGAATCACGCGTGAAGCGCAAGATTGTAGTTGATCCCGCACAATTTGATGTGAGTGAGAATCAACTTCGTCATGTCTCTACTGCGAGTTGGTAATTATGTTTAGTTTAAAGTCCTTGTCTAACCCATTGATACTTATCTTTCCCTCGTCCACAAGACGCTTAATCGTATTACCAACCTCTAGGTTGTCGTTATACGCCTGTGTGTGTTTTGGATCAGCTGGTAGATTGGGCATGAGCATATTGAAAGCCATCATTTTCTTGGCCATTGGAAGCTCGGGACTTTGAAGCACACGTAAAATATCGTTGGGAATCTGCGAGGGATCCATTACTCTTTATGGGTATTTATTCTTTAATAGTACCACCGCAGGTGCTGAACCCTTTGGTGGTTTTTTACAAAAAATCTTACAATCACAGCAATCTTTTACCGATACACGCTGCTTTTTAGTGGCATAACATCGTGTGGGTAGCATGATATCTTTGGATATGTAACGTGCTATTTGGTCAAGAAGTATCATCCTATTTACTTTTAGGTTTAGGTTTTTTCCGAGTCTTTTTTACTTGTTTCGCGGCAGTTAAGACAGCGGCGGTACTCGCCGCTGCTTTTGATATCAAAGCTCCTGTGCAAATAGGACAAGGCATCCTATATTTTTAGTCAAGATAAAGAATAAGTATGATTAACATATAGATGTACGGTCGACGAAAAGCAAAACCAATTGGATTTTCTAGTCGTGATGATCCTAGGAGGTTAGTTATTCGATCTGAAGAGTCGAATCCACTACCACCCCCACTTTATGTCGCTCCACCCGAACTCATAACAGTTGGTGTACATTATATCGTTGACCTAGATAATGTAGAAAAGGATTTAGTTACGGATAATGATAAACTAACTAGGATTTGTGATCAGTCATTAGAGAGGGGTGAAGCGACTATATTGGATAAGATGATACATCACTTTGAACCACATGGATTAACCTTATTGTACTTACTCTCAGAGAGTCATTTTTCAATGCATACCTGGCCTGAACACCAAAAAATTCGTATAGACTTTTTCACATGTGAACAAAATGAAAGTAAGTGTATTTCTGTGATAGATCATTTAAAAAGTGAATTTGAATCCACATCTATGAAAATCAATATACTAAGGCGTTAATTTTCGTGTTATAAATTGTCATAACATATAAGATGAAGACTGTAATACTTCTTTTACTCATAATCTCAGTGGGTCTATATATCTACATGAATAAAACTAAGTCAAGTATTTGTACACGAGGATTAGAAATATTACACCACCTTGAAAGTCCATATCAAACTATTGACTTGGCAAAAGATAAAAAGACAAGTCACATTGCTATGTTTTTAAATGGTACAATACAAAATCACACTAAAGAGTTCAATAAATCACATTACGCAATGGTTGATATACCAATTAAACTGTTAAACACTCCCTTGAAAAATATCCTTATTTTGGGAGGAGGTGATGGATACCCAGCTATGCGAGCTCTAAAACAAAAAGATGTGTACATCAAGAATGTTGAAATTGATCACGTATTAATTGACTTTGTAAAAACGAATCCAATTATGAGAAAATATACACAAGATTCGTTCAATGACCCAAGACTTGATTTATCAGCTATGGATGCCTATAAGTATATCTATACAGAAAAACGGAAGTTTGACATAATTGTGTATGATATAGCTAGAACCACGACAAATAATACAGTTACAGACTTTGCGCCATGTGATGATTATGTAGTAGAAAATTTACTTAGCGATGGAGGTGTATTAAATTACACTATGGATCTATATGGTAATATCCCCGAATTTTCGGATCTATTTAAAAACTATTGTAAATTGAAGAAGAAAAGTAAGAAGGAACACTTGGTACTTCTTCTTCAAAGTAAGGAAGATTTTGAACGTTTCAGTCCCTCATGTCCGGTGGGTATAAAAAAACTAAAGGAAAAATATCCGATGAGTGAAATTGGTATCATGATGTACAATTTAAAAACTTCTTGTGGAATCTATCATTATAATGAAGAATTATACTTTTACATTTCTAAACAACCATTCAATAAAACAAATGAAGATATAGAATTTTATCCGTTTCACAACCTTACCAGTGGTATTCCGTAATCCAATTCTTCAAGGATTGGATCGTTTTTGTAATCAACTTGGTAATATATCTTTTTGACCCCACTACTCGCAAGAGCCTTAAAACAGTTAATACATGGATAGTGTGTGATATAGGCCACTGCATCATCGATGGAGACACCTCTCTTCGCTGCATCGGTGATGGCATTAATCTCCGCATGAATCGTGGCTTGCTCATGTCCCCAACGTATAATAGACCTATGATCAGTACCAGCGAGAAATCCATTGTACCCCATACTTATGAGTCTATTATTCTTCACTAGAACACACCCCACTTTAAGCCTCTCACATGGAGACCTGATTGAGGCCAGAGTCGCAGCTTTCATGAAATAGTCGTCCCAAGAGATTCGTTCCTCGGGTGGAGGGGAGCGCTGACGCCTCGCATCTTTGGTCATGGACATAAAACGAGGTGATGAACGTTGGGCACGGGGGCTGTCCATTTATTTCATAATAGTTTTTATTCTCTAAGATAGCTTAAAAACGAACTTTCATACTTAGATATGAGCGCACTTTCCCTCTTTTCAGGATGTGGGGGTGATACCCTAGGAATGAAGAACGCTGGACTAGATGTCAAGTGGTACTCGGAACTCCAAAAGCCGTTTTGTAAAACGCATGAATCTAACTTCCCCAATTCGGAGTGTATAGGTACTGATATTACAAAGATCCCGGATGAAAAGTTTAAGGAGTTGAAGGGAAAAGTCAAAGTAATATTTGCTGGATTCCCATGTCAAAGCTTTTCACACGCGGGTAAGAAGCGAGCAGATGACACTAGAGGCCAATTGTACCTGGAATTTGTTCGCGCAGCTAAGAATATTGAACCAGATTTCATCATCGGTGAAAATGTAAAGGGTCTAACTTCACGGACGACAACTACGGGTGAAAAATTCATAGATGTCATCGAACAGGCTTTCAAGGATATTGGGTATACCTGTGAACATAAAATGTTTCCGGTTGTGAAGTATGGAGTACCCCAACTACGTGAACGACTTATCATCGTGGGTTGGAAGGATCCCAACTACGTGCATAAATGGCCGGAAGAACTAGACGCGGACGTCTCCCTCAAGAACATTCTCGAATTTAACATGGAAGGTACTATAAAGGTACCAAAAGAACTCATAACAAAAGCCGGTGTAAAAGAAGAGAGTATTTTGGAGGGTGATGGAACATATGAACAATCAGGTGCCAAATCACGTAAACTTGCTACAGATGCGATTAATTCGCCCGATTTTGCTACTTACACAACTTTACTGAAACAAGCTGTTAACGCCTTGGATGATTCTGTTCATCCATATCTAAAGGATAGGGTTAAACAACGAAATCTAGAATATAATGGAAAAAAAGTGGGAAAATATGGATTCTCATTTGGTAAACGGGTTTCCCCAATTCATTGTGAAATAGTTGACATTACAAAACCGAGTAAAACTATAATCTCTACATACGATCATCAACCACGCCTTTTTGTCGCACAAAAGGTGAAGGAAGAATATTATTTACGTCCATACACAGTTGATGAACTCAAACAAATTCAGGGATTCCCGAAAGACTACGTGATGGAAGGGTCTTTGAAAGATCAAGTAGTCCAGTTGGGAAATGCGGTTCCACCACCACTCATTCAGAGGATTGTCGAGTCAATGATTCAAGAAAAATAGTCAATTGACTGATAGAATCATTCTTACCACAAAAATGTTCGTATTTTTTAGCCTCATCAGAATTCTTATGAGGCCATTTTCCAAGAAAGAATTCGCCAATTTCTTTCACAATTTCTCCTTTTTTTTTCTTGGGTATAATTCCAAACCATTCTTGGGGAAGTTTCACACCCCATGATGGTCTCTTGTAAGAGTCGATGTAAATCTTGGAACTGCCAATCTTGAAATTTTTATTAGTGTTGATGTCCCTTGAACGCTCATCCAGATCATTGATTACTTCCTCGCAAGTCATCTCATTCTCATCCGCGAGACACTGGATAATATCGAGACCACTCTTTATGATTACTGATTTATGTTCCACCTGAATGAATATGTAGTACCCGTCAACTTTGGGAACACTATCGTTAAACATAAATTTGAATCCCTTATTGGTGCTTTTTGCATCAGAGTCAAACGTAGAATCCAACCCAGGTAGTGTAACGTCTCTAAAGTCCATCGCTTCTTGACTTGCCGCCTCGTGACCGATAGAACCCCCAAAATCATGAATCGCTTCCTTGATGACTGGTATGTAAATACGCTCTTTTTTTTGTGTATTTCCGTCTTTACATACAAGTAAATTCCACGTCAGTTTATCTTCTATCCTCTTACGTAAGTTGTTGAGTACAATCTCACTTGATTGATTGGCGGAAACCACAGTGGGTCCGCGGAAGTTGGGCATTGTTGTAAAATGGATAGGTTCCATCTTGTTGAGTTTTTTGAATAACTTATTGGTATATTCACTACGACTTAGGTATCTGAGCATTACTATCACATGGAAAATAACTAATTTTTTATTAAAATGCTATATCTCTAAGGAAGGGTGGGGTGGGTTAACTCAAGCCACTCAGAGAAAATCCCGGCTCGTTTGTTACAGTTGGAGGTGCTGGAAGGGTTTTGTACTCCTTGGATATTGGGATCTTCCGGCTTCCTCTTCAGAGATTGCCACTTGGGGTTGAGTTGATGGTCGGACTTCTCAATCTCAAATAAGAATTTCGCCAAAATATCGGCAAAGAGTGAAATCCGATCCTCGCCGTCAGCATTTGGACTCATCCCAACGTTGTGCCTCATCATTATAGCCTGGATGGTGGGCAAAATCATGAGGAGATAGGGGTGGTCAATCTGTTTGGCTTCGAGAAGGTCAAACATACACCTGGTGTTGTAGACAAGGTTCTCGGCGTCAATATCCATGCCCCGGAACTCTTCACAAATCTTCTTCAACTCTTCGTTCTTGGTCATCTTTTCACCCTTCACGATCTTCCTTTGGTTAAAGTTCCTCAAAATCATAAGCATGAGGTTAGAACTGTCCGCCCGAAGGTTTTGACCCTCAATCCCGCGAACGAACAACTCCTTAAGTTTGAGTGCGTAATCATCACCAAGCTGCCTGGCCAGTGCACAAATTGGAATAGTATTGTAGCCGTTCACAATCTCACCGGGGGTGAATGGGAGCGAGTTGTTGATCTTGAAATAGAGGAACTCTTCCTCAAGAGGGGTGAGATCCTTATAAATAAGAAAGTGTAGGTCCATGTCCATGAAGTCGGCTTTGACGTCATCGCAGAGTTCGCTGTACTTACGATCCTCGCCCGTCACTGGGCAAGTGATTGGGAACCTATCATCGAGAAACCTCAAAATGGCTTCGGTGCGATGTCCACCATCAAGGAGCTTCACATCACGAGCCGCGTGCTTCGAGCCAATGAACGGGCTTGTTACGATATTGTTGAAAATACTTTCAATAAGCTCACGGTAATGATCGTCCGGCCAGGTGTCTTTGTTACGCTGGATGAAGGGAAGCTTCCAGTAACCGTTGGAATATTTTTCAATATACTGAGAAACCGTGAAATCTTTCGATTCGGGTGCAGAAAACCGGTGAGAACGTCTAAGACGGACGATCGCGGTGCGAGTGCCAGTGTTAGGAGTAGTCATGGTGGTGTTGTAAGTTTGCATGATGGTAGTTTTTTTAGATGAAAAATGGGTAGTTTTTTCACGACTTAGGTTCTCAAATTCTTATCAGCCGTATAGTACGTCTTCCCCTTCGTAACAAAACTATGCACCCTCGCGTACCCCCACGCTTGTGGAGAAGCTCCCGGTCGGTGCCCGGTTCTCCACGCAGCGAGTCCCCTATTGTAGATGGTCTTCACGGTCTTTAGAGGAATCTTAGTAGCCTTAGCAATTTCAGGGAGGGATTTGGCTCCCGGATACATTTTCCTAAATCTCTGGGTGTAGGAGGAAGTCTTTGTCTTTTGTCCCTTGTCCGTCTTGAATCCTTTATAGTCTCGCTTGAGCATTTTCTTATAGCGTGCCTCAACTTCTCCGAGAGTTGTAAGCCCCCTGAAGTATTTGAGAGGTGCATAGATCTTACCTTGAGATTTACGCAGTTGCCCCACCTTCTTGGTGATGGCTGCATCGCTGAGAGGCATCTTATTTTTTAGTGATATTTTTTATCACATAGAATAGAAATGGGACGAACATGTTCTCTGATGATAACCGATAATACTAGACCTAAACACATTGATTTATTTTTCAACAGTGTATGGGGTAGGTACGATGAGCCAGTTAATCTGGAATTAAATACAGTACATTGTAATAATATATCTCTAAGAAGGATTCTATCTATGAAGAAGGTACTGGATCATCATAGACCAAACTCTCGCAAGTATGTGGAAAGTAGTACGATCGTAGTTGGATCGCAAATCGCACGTAGGGTCTTACAAGTTGGACTATTTCTTGTTAGACCCGAGAAACCCGTGTTTATTAAGGTCGCCCCATGAGTTTCTTCACATGCTCCACGAACGTCTCCCCACGATGAGATTCCGGGAACGTTTTGAAGTACAACGTAAATACGTCTGTACCATTTAAATGAACGTGGAGGAGATAAATCAAGAACACCACGACGTTGAATATCGCATCCTCTGTGTTCAAAAGAGACCTGGTTGGATCTTTTACATAACTGAGTAATGCAAATAGGATCTCCAACCCAATTATAACCACCCGTTTAGACCAGTGATAATCACTTGTAAATCTAATAGATGTGGTGTACACAGCAACTCCAACCGCTAATAATAGAGGTAATAAAGGAGAATAGGGATTAAAACCCAAATAATATGATACGGATAAAGCCCACAACCACCAACTAAACACAAGACTCTTCTTCCTCATCTATCTTCACTTGAGATATTTTATAGCCGACGCGATACTGGAATATATACACTTTCCAAATCTAACGCGCCCCGTCCTAGGATTGTAGTAACCCCTGTGGCCGTTGAAGATACATTTGTGAAGTTCACCCATATAAAAAATACAAGATTATAATAATCAGGTGAGATGGGGTTGTCAATAATTATGGGAAATATGTTTTCAGGTAAAACATCTGAACTGATTCGTCGACTTAAGCGTCTGAAAGTTATTGGAAAAGAGATTTTGGTCATAAATTCTTCCAAAGATACCAGATCCCCTGATGAAGTTCTTAAAACGCACGACAATGTCAAATTTGACTGCTTCAAAACCTATGATCTTTTTGATGTCACGGATACTTTATCGTTTCATGATGCCGATATCATAGCGATAGATGAAGCACAGTTCTTCCCTAGATTGAAGAAGTTTGTTGAGTGCTGTCTTTACTGTGAAAAGAGTGTAATTATAGCAGGTCTTGATGCTGACTCTTTTCAAAGGAAATTTGGTGAAATTTTAGACTGTATCCCACTTGCTTGTGACGTCACTAAACTTTCGGCTTTGTGTATGTGCTGTAACGACGGAACTCCTGGACCCTTCACAAAGCGTATGGTGGCTGATAAAACTCTAGAACTCATTGGTGGGAGTGACATGTATAGCGCAGTTTGCCGAAAACACTTATAATTTCAAAACACTATCAGATATATTACGCGCCATCCTACGAAACCAACCTAATGGGGTCACTGAATCATTCTCATATAATGGAATAATTAGAGATATACGAGTGCACCCATTTTGTTGCTTAGAAACTGAATGTTTAACATCGCTACCATTGTATACCACACCCTTCCCAGCTTTACTCTCGTTAATTTTCACTTTATCGTTACGATCCTTAGTCATGAGATGTGATGTATTACATTCACTCGTGTATATGTTACACACATACGTCTTTCTCTTACCACCAGTAAAATTGTTGTCGAAGTGCCAGTCAATGTAGTGACCACTTTTGTTGTACAGTCTCAGGAACCAACAGTATTGTTCATTTTTACAGTCAGCTGGTTTCGTTTTATCATTTCTAATCTTAGATACATATTCATCTATCAAGTTGAATACTTGTGGTAATTTTTCCTTAATTGTACCCCGAGTGATCTTGTAACCTTCAACTGCACCCGATGCGGATTTATTGCCATGGTTCTGTGCGATGTGTATGATGTCATTTACATATGGATTTAGACTGTTAGATATTATACTACAATCCAACTCCTTAAACTTACCACTCTGAGCTGGTTTAAGATATCCATTCCATAAATTCAGAATAAATGGTAGCAGTATTACGAACAATATGATAAGTATCGTTCTAATCTTCATATAATACAATGTCATTTTTTTTCATCTCCTAAAATCTTTTGACATCTAGGATGAGTACGACCCGTTTACTGTCTCCAGTTTTTATAACTTCATGGTATCTTGAGTGATCAAATAGGAAATCTTGACCCTCACGATGGACATGTGGCCCTCTTTCTGTGTACAAAGTACAATCACCATTTCCAAGTATCGTAAGATGATATCTAAGTAAATGATTCGTCTCAGCTCTATGAGGTGATAGAGTCATAGGAGTATCCATAACTGCGAATGAAGCCGTAGACTCATCAATACATGGTATCTGTTTAACAAGACTTTTGAGTTTAGGGAACTGATCAAATTTGTATCGATAGTAGTTATCATTTTTGTCAAACCAAGGATCTACGTCATGATACATAGTCTTCTCTAAAGTTTTTGAAACTTCTTCAAACTCTTCACGTATCTGCTTATAATGTGATTTGATCAACCACAGACCCCTAAAATTCCAGGGTGAGTATGTGGGTGAATGAGCTATAAAGTCTATCAGAGTATTTCTCATACCCACAAATGGTCTTTTCCAGTTGTGGAAGTATAATCTATCTACAGGTAATTTCATGAAATCATGACAGATCAATACAAACGGAATTCCAACCAGGTACCACATTATTTTCTCCTTACATAATAAATGCCAGGTTATACCCCAAAGACCTCTATGTATGCCCCCGCCCCCACCACTGAAACTAAGGAGATGAAGGATCGTTTCACGATGCCCGCCATCCCCCAGCTCACCATCGTTCAGATGATCATCGCTGGTGTTATCATCGCGTATGCTTTCACTGCTCGCAAGATTAAGGGTGTCGTCGTTGCGACTCTCGCCCTCACTATTGGTCTGCTGCACATGTATGATCACCTGTACCGTGTGAAGCGTGGTCCCGAGAAGCTCTTCCTCTTTCCCGGTGACGACAAGAAGGAAAACTACTGCGCCACTGGTGCCTGTGGTTGCGGTAAGTAAATTATATTTGTAGATATTAAGTATGCGCGTCAAGATTGTTCGCAGCCCCAATTCTAAAAAGAAATTCAGGGCAATTTTAGAAGACGGTAAAACTGTTGATTTTGGTGCAAGAGGATATTCAGACTACACCAAACACAAGACTCCCTCACGTATGCGTTCCTATGTATTACGTCATGGAGGTCAGATACCTAAACGTATTATAGCAGAGAGAGATCCCAATAAGATTCAGAACCTAATGTTAGACGTCAATCGGAGTGACAAAGAGGATTGGAAAATGAGCGGTATCAACGGGGCCGGTTTTTGGTCACGTTGGTATCTCTGGAGTTTTCCAACTACTGGAGGTGTCAAACGGTTTATGTCTAACAGGTTTGGGATACAGATCGTTTAAATTCTTGGAACTTTTCAAAAAAGTGTATAATTAGAACGAGACGTTTATATAAATCTAAACCTAATTCAAATTTAACCAGATCTTCAATGGAATCAAAATAGACTAGGTCTACACCTTCCACATCACGCATCTTTTTGGTGTAATTGTTAAGAGTGTAGTGTATGCTATCAAAATTATCACCTTCCCATTCTTTCAAAATGTTCTTAATATGTTCCAATTCAAGATGTTTTGACAGAGTGTTTACCACACATAACTTGGAAATATGTATTAATTTTTTAGATGTGTCACCATCTATTTCACGATACCACATTTTCCTCATATGAGTACGATTTTTACCATCATCCTCTTTTACACTTTCAGAAAAATTGGATATGAGTATTTGTGCTTTCTCAATATTTTCATCGTTCATGATCCAATTATTCGCGAGGTCTTTTAATTGTTTGATGTTTAGGTCTCTATCATTAGACTGACAGAAACATCCTAAACCCATACTACTATCATATCTATATTTTTTAAGCCTTACGCGTTCGCGGGCTTGTTGTTGGGCTTAGCATTGTTGTTGGGCTTCTTGTTGCCATTGTTGGCGGGCTTGTTGTTGCCATTGTTGGGCTTGGCATTGTTGTTGGGCTTCGCGTTGTTGTTGGGCTTGGCATTGTTGTTGGGCTTCGCGTTGTTGTTGGGCTTCGCGTTGTTGTTGGGCTTGTTGTTGCCATTGTTGGGCTTGTTGCCGTTGTTGTTGGGCTTAGCGTTGTTGTTGGGCTTGTTGCCGTTGTTGTTGGGCTTAGCATTGTTGTTGGGCTTGTTGTTGCCATTGTTGGGCTTAGCATTGTTGTTGGGCTTGTTGCCGTTGTTGTTGGGCTTGGCATTGTTGTTGGGCTTGTTGCCGTTGTTGTTGGGCTTGGCATTGTTGTTGGGCTTAGCGTTGTTGTTGGGCTTCGCATTGTTGTTGGGCTTGGCGTTGTTACCACCGTTCGCAGCACGCGCCTTGTTAATAGCGTCAGTCGCTAATTTGAGAGCGATCTCACGGAGCTTCTTGGCACCGTTGTTGAGAGCATTGTTCGCGGGCTGGTTATTGTTAGCCATAGTCGTAATATACTAATTAGTAAGATTATTTTTCTTCATACCTTTTTTTTTCAAAACATTTTTCAGTTCAGCCATAAGTGCCGCGCGTTTGGCATTTACGGGAGGTTTCCTGGGAACTATTTGAGAAGGTGGAGGTGGAGGTGGAGGTGGGGGTACACCACTGGGACGCATTGTCATTTGAGGACCTGGACCCACAATAGTTCTGCATACCCGAATAACTTGCTGAGCATTTTTGACACTATTCTCAAAATTCAATCTAATTTTGGCGCGGAGTTCTTTAGCAGTAAGTTTGACTCGCTTTCCGCGGACATCCTTGGTAACTCGCAGACCCGCCTTCTTGGCTTTTTCTTTCAGATCTTTGTACTGCATATTACTATAGGTCAACATAAAATCTCTTTCCCCTGAATATCTCAGTATAAAGATAGTAAACCTTGAGTTATCAAGATGGGTGATGTTAATGAACTAAAGGTTATGATTAATCGTGTACTCCTCCCTAGAATACGCCAACTTGAGAGTGAAGTTTCATCTTTGAGAAAACATACGTGGCCATATGTACAAGCTCGCAAGGAACATAACGAACTCGATGATATGGAGGCCAAGATACAATTTTTCAAAAATCTGGATGATGAGACAATTAAGGAACTTTTAGAAATCAAATCTAGACTGCGTAGAGGTTCAAACCTCCAGCACAGGGAATTTGATATGATTACATTTAGAAATCTAGAAAACAATTTCTGTTAATACTATATACGAGATGAGTACAGTAGCGTTATCTAGCGCTTCATCTACTTCAGTTGGTGTAGTAATTTCAATAATAGTGATGACGTATTTAGCTGAAATGGATGGCTCGTTACCAAAAATAGCCTTAGCATGCTGTGCGTGTTCAACTTGCTCGGGTGCGATTAGAACTATACAGTATCTCTTACATGGTGTAGCTGGTATCAAGACATATTATCAGATACGGGAATAAAATCTCAGACTACATTAAATCACTCACGATGGGTGCCGCAATGTCTTCTCTTTGGTTTTTTATCAGTCCAATTCCTGATGTATCAAACAAGGGTAAGTTCAAACAGGTTTCATCATTCATGATGTCTGTCAGCTGTATGTTCACAATGATCCTGCTTTACTGGGGTAAGCAGTTCTATGATATGCACCCAGGATTCCCAATTCCATTTCCACCATGGTTTTTCCCTGGTATGTTAATATTGTGCTGTTGCTGTTGTTGTTCAACCCTGAAACTTTTGGGTCAAGCAAGAAAGATGGGTAACAAAAAGTAAATTAGAAGAAGTTATCGGTGCGATACATCTTAACCCCAAATGAACCAGTCTTACCAGTTATTGAGACTGTTTCATTTCCATATAGTTCCTGACACCCTATATCCTCCATGCAGTCTCTGGCATTGTGACTTACTGGAACTGGATAGATTTGTTGACCGGGTGTAGTCGTGTAGTAATGATACCTATCACGTCTACCACGAACTTCCTTACCATATAATGGCATAGTGGTTTCACCTGGACCTGTCAATATTCCCATTTGTTGCATTTGTCCAGGTTTATACTTTTTAATGGGTGGTCCCCTAAACTCTGGTTCACGACGCACACTTACTGGGCGAGGTGTTAGCGGGAGTTGAGGTTGTGTCGGAACTTTCACAACTCTAGGATTATACCACATGTAAACGAGAGCAAGTACTAACGCAATGAGGATACCGGAAAGCATCTGAGTTTTCGTCTTGTTCTTCATTTATTATAGTTAAGGAAAATCTTTCCGATAAGGGTATGAAGATACTAGCGATAGATATTGGGTATCACAACATGGGTCTAGTTTTAGCTGAATCTTTAACTGGACCAAAGATTGTAGTTGAATACATGAAAAAGGTAAGTTTGGAAGACTATAAGTATCTAAAGACCAATGACTTTGTGGACCTAGTTCCTTTATTTGTAGAGGATCATCAACATCTATTTGATGCGGCTGAGAAGATACTAATTGAAAGACAACCCCCGGGTGGATTTACGAATATTGAAATTCTTTTACATTACATGTTCAGAGATAAGGTTAAACTTGTTTCACCTGTGAGCATGCATACACATTTTGGTATAAGACATTTAGACTACGAAGAACGTAAAGAACGGACTGTTTCTCTAGCCCAGAAATTTTTAAATGAAGAAATTCCGTACGACAGGAAGCATGATATAGCTGATGCTATGTGTATGATCATGTATGACAACTTCCATTGTACAACCCACATATTCGATCGTTTTAGGTATCGCCCACCTTCTTTAACGACTTGAGTTCATTATTCATAATAATGATTGAATTCTTGATGGCCTCCATTGCTATAAACATTTCATTCGTGTTTCCACGGTCAATGAAATCCTGAATATTTTTCAGGTTATGATCAATTGACTCTTTACTGAGGCGAGCATTGTCTTCAATTTTCTTCTTTGTTTCCTCGAGACGAGTTATTTTATAGTAAATTGAATCACGGTCACTCATAAACGATTGTGTTAAGCTTTTGATTTCCTTTTTGATATCATCTTGATGTTTATAAAGTTCTACACGAGGAGTTTTGGATCGCCCCTGATCAATATCCTTTTGGATCTCATGTATCTTAACAGAAAGCAAGTCCTTTTCTTCGTTAAATGTGGTAAACTTTTCCTCTACTATCTTCTCGAGACGACCAATTTCTTCTTCAATTTTGGTATCCATTATATGATGTGGACAATTTATTTTGAAAATAATCTGTGCACATAATAAATGCCGAGTGCTAAGCAACTTCAGGATGCGCGTAAAAAGTTAAAGGCGACTCCTAAGCCCAAGGGTAATTCACCTAGGATACCTTCTGCGGCTCTTCTCCGTATCATTAAAGCGGATCCCAAGATCAAGCGCAATAAACAGTTTGTGAAACGTGTTCGTGAGCTAATTAAGAACGGTAAGTAATTACACCTTTCCAAATGTAATTTTCTTACCATCCCAAACCTTGAATACATCTCTGATTATGTTATCGAAGTGACCTAGACGATATTGAACTATACCCCAAAGGACAAAGAACACAGTCTTTGTGAGATGGTTTATTTCGTTCTCTTCCATTTTATAGATAGGACCCACAACCCTACCCATAAAAGTCTCTTCCTTCGCTTGCCCCGTAATAGCCATTTCTGCTTGAGTCAGTGCACATGTGTCATCATTTACACTCCAATGATAAAAAATAAAGGGAATTAAAATAGAGTAAAATTCTAAACTTCTCCTGTCATTGGTAAAGGGTACAACTAGGATAGCTATAAGAAAAATAAGATGAATCACAAATATAATATTCATCCTTAATATAAGATGAGCGAAGAAATTAATATGGAAGAAACGTGGAACGAGTATCACGAAAATATACTTCGCCAATGGGGTGAGTCCTCTGCGTGTTACAGGTATATGCACCATCGAGCGTTTCTTATGTTCAAAAAATTGTCTCTCCGTTTCAATTTACCGGTTATTGTACTTTCAACAATAACGGGAACGGCTAATTTTGCCCAGTCCACATTACCACCAAGTATTCAACCTGCGGCACCGTCTATAATTGGTGGATTGAACCTCATTGCTGGTCTCATAGCCACGATCATGCAGTTCTTGAAAATCCAAGAACTCATGGAAAACCATCGTACAGCTGCGTTAGGTCATGGTTCTCTATCACGTAACATTAGGTTACAATTGGCTTTACCCCGCGATGAACGTAAGAAAGAGGGTCTCAAATTCGTCGAAGAGTGTAAAACTACGTACGACAGTCTACTTGAACAATCGCCACCTATACCCAAGCACATTCTGCTCAACTTTGAGAAAGACTACCCAATTGATGGTATATTTACCAAACCAGAAATTCTAGATGTGCGACCAATCCCATTCTTAAAGCCTCCTAAGACTACTACACCTATACGGGCTATGACCGAAGATACTCCATTTGAGAAGATTGGTAGAATGCTTTCACCTACTGAGGAGGAAGAGGAAGAAGGGGAGGAGGAAGAAGTTGAGATTGAAGAGGAAGAAGAGATAGACGTCGAACAAGGTACGCCAAAAGAATAAACATCAATAGATTGGTAAGGATTGTGGATACAATGAATGGTAAAATTTTCCTTCTTAAAGGTTTTACGATTCTTTCATGTAGTGCGTCATTTTTGAGTACCAAATCTATGGCCTGATTAGTAAGATCATCGATGGATTCCTTCATTAAAATAGTCGAGCAAAAAAAAAGACCGGTTGTAGCTACAATCCATGAAAAGCGAATAAATCTGATTCGTAGATATATTCGCGAAGGTAAAAATGTGTTTATATGTGGTCCAATCGGTGTGGGTAAATCGTTTATATTAGAAAGAGTTCTAGAAGATACAAATCATATAGAGTTGCTACCCCACCATTTAAAACGTGATTCACATTTTTTACCATTTATTAAACCATCAACAAAACATGTATTCATAGATAATTACGATAGTGTTTTCAAACCCATCATAGAACAAGTTTCAGATGGTAATAAACTTACACGAGGATCTTTGATTGTGACAACAACTACTATGTGTATGTATCCAAACTTTGAAACTGTTATAATTCCTAAACACAAACCCGATGTTTTACTTTCCCTGACTGATAATCAGGGGAGGGAGGCATATGAAGCAGCAGTTAGATCTCAAGGAAATATTCGCAATTTCTTCACATACTTGGAAGGTTATGATGAAATGGATGAGTTTAAAACCCCTAAAGAGTTTATAGCTGACATTTTGAGTGATCCAGGACCTTTAGAAATTTTAGACTCTATAGCTGAACATGGTCACATGTGGGACATCTTTCAAGAAAACTACATCGACTCAGAGGGTGTGGATGTACTGGAGTGTACAAACTCGTTTTCTCACGCAGATGTTTTTGATACGTATATATACCAGTCAGGTAACTGGAACTTAATGCAATACTTTGTGTTACACGCGTTAACCGTACCCAAGTCGGCTCTAGGAGAACCTTTGAACCGAGATAAGATACGACCTGGCTCGTGTTGGACTAAGTTAGGAAACTACAAAATGAGGAAACAAAAATTCTCCGAAATTCATAAAAAATCAAGAATGGGGTTGGGGGTTGAAGAATTGTGCCTATTAAAGAAGTATGCGGAAAACGGGGATTTAGAACCCCTACTTGAGTATAAAATAACCCCTCAAGATTTTGACGTCATCAATCATCTTGCTGTCGGAAATGGCTTAAAATCAAAGGACGTAACAAGAGTAAAGAAAGCCTTGAAGAATGCCTACGACCGAAGATGAAACGAAGGAACAAGAGGAGAATGACTGTATCAAAGTTATTGGTAACGAGTTGTTGTTCTATGGGGATGTAGACAGGGAAAATACTCTCGAGTTTGTCGAGAAGTTCAAGAAGCTTGAAATAGAACTCCTAAAGAAGATGGCAGAACTTGTTGGGTACGAGCCAATGATCCGTGTTCATATCATGAGTGAAGGTGGTGATGTATACGCTGGTCTAAACATGATGAATGTTCTTGAACGGTCGAGAGTGAAAGTAGTCACTATAGCCCAAGGAGCCTGCTGTAGTGCAGCAACCTTTGTACTTCTCGGAGGTTCTGAAAGGCGAATGGGGAAGAATGCATACCTTCTCATCCACCAAATTAGTACAGAAATGTGGGGTAGCTTCAATGATCTCAAACATGAATTGAAGTCAACAGATAAACTTATGAAAATGCTCAAGGATATGTATCTCTCTAAGACGAAGATTCCTGAAGCCAAATTCAAGTCCTTAATGAAAAAGGATATCTATTTACCCCCAGACAAATGTCTCAAGTATGGAATCGTTTCCGAGATTGAGTAATAGTCGTGTGACGTTTATACAACCCCAAAATACACAAAAAAATGAAAATTATACAGAAAGTGTTTGCATTCAATGGGATGAATGTGCTTTCTGGAGGCCTAAGTCGTTCCATTCTACCATAATTTACAACCGGTAAATCCGACATCTACTTAAAACTGATATTTTATTATCGTACAATGGAACGCCTTATCAAACAAGACAAGCACAATCGCGACCGCTACATTGACATCAAAGTTGAGGACTTGAAGGATGGAACTGCAGACATCGTGAAGATCTCTGGCATTGTTGGGAGTGACAAGTTTTCTGAATCACGAACCAATGTCAAAACTGGTTACGAAAAGGCTCTCAAAAGAGCTCAAACCATGTGGAACAATGAGCATACCAAGTGTAACCAAGTGTTGCCTATGCTCGCCAACAAGTGGGAAGATCGCCAGAAATACATCTCTGAGCCGTTCTACGTTCAACCCAAACTTGATGGTGTTCGCCTACTTGTCTCCAAAGATGGTGGCATCTCAAGAACTGGGAAGATTATCCCAGGAACCGAGGTTCTTGGTAAGGGTCTTGAGCCGGGTCAATACGTTGATGGTGAAGCGTTTGACCCTAACCTCAACTTTGAGGAACTCACGAGTACTTTCAAGACTGACCCCCTGAAGCTCAAGTTCCACGTGTTTGATTTCTTTGATCTCAAAGCTGAAGCCCTTGCCAGGGATAAGATGACCTTCGAGCAACGCTGGGAGTATGTCAAGGATTCTGTCTACAATCCTCATTACGAATATGTGAAAACAACACTCGTAAAATCAAAGAAGGATCTTCC